ACGATCCTATCGAGCTATCGTCCTTAATGATATAGCTAAAACTATCGCCTACCCAATAAAATAGTAGGGTTATCGCATGGTTAGCATAAAACGGCAAAACAGCCAAGTCTATGGGGGAATTTACTGGATTATAGAACCTTAGTACGTTATGTGTCCCTTCAAGCTCAAGATTTATGCGAGCAGTCCTTGATATAGTAGAAGATTCCCCAAATCTAATAATCTGGGTAGCGTTTAGGTAATCGAATGACTCATTAGTAGGTGTTGCCCTAAACGATATTACTCCGCATAATGGCTTAGATGGTGCGTTTACTAAACTATATTTGATCTGTGGTCTTTCTAATGATATGTCAACACCATTTATCCTGATTGCACCTCTGTCATTAAGAGGAATTTCTCTATCAAACCCAAACACCTGTATCTTATAGCCATTGTAGCTCGCAGCGTGAGACCACTCGCCATTTTCCACTTTGGTGTTTAGCATATTAGGTAAGTTAGGAACAGATGCTTTCGATAATAGGCTCGCATCGTATGGGATAAAGGTATTGACGATCTGATTAGACGATCTTACTCTATTGGCATCAAAGACCTGCTGATACTGATACTCTGAAACATAGTAGCAAAACTTACCATAGGCAAAGTCATTCCAATGCGAAGGCAAGCTCGGTGTGCCACCATAGCATAGATATATCCGTGTGGTGCGGTTGCGATCCAATGACGGGAGCTTTACGTATAGATAAATAAATGGGGCAACGTAATAATATAACACAGGCAGAGGAGTTGTCGTATCTCCATAAAACAACCTTACCTTGTCTCTGTTATTTATTATGTAGCTTGGACTTGTGCCATATTCATTAAAGTTTAACTTTAATCCGATTACTGCATTGGTATAATCAGTGGGGTTGTCGTTCCTCACGTCAAGAGCAAGGATTGTCTCAAACACAAATGGGAATCTGATAGACGCCTCTTTGATCCCTGACAGGAATACTATCCCATTGCTCTCGGCAATATCCGTAGATGCGGGAGCTTTGCTCTTGGCATAGCTTATCGCACCATAATCCTCTGCTGATGTGTCTATGTACTCTGTCGTTCCCACTGGGAGTTGATACACTAACTTAAAGGCTTTGGATATCGTTCCGTCCTGATGGTCTATGTCTCTACGATAGATGTTTACATACTTGAGACGTGCGGACACCTCTGTAGGGTATTGGCTGGTTTGCAGGTTGCCTACCTTAGCCTTGTACTGGTAATACTTGAATCCTGTAGGTGAGCTTGCGTCTGGGTACTTGTACATGAGACGTTGCTCTGTAGCTAATGGAGATGGGTTGCTTTCCGCTCCGTACTTATCCTCTACAGTATAGCAATACTGGAGAATGTTTCCTCGCTCTACGGTCATACCCTTGTCTGTCTCATCATACTCGGCAAAACTGTTATCGCTACCTACTACAGATATGGTTGGAATATAACTCGGTGCATCCAAACCAAGATCACCATAGATAAGCTGACCATCCTTATTTACGCTTATGAATCTGCCAGAGTTTACCCCATCACAGATAAGGACACGTGTGTACCCAACGTAAAACCGCACATCCGCATTAGACGGGATGTCTGTAAAGACAGTACCTACCGCAAAGACCCTGCCCTGCTTATATGCTAAGTATAGGACTGTCCCAGATACAAGCAGATAGATTTTCTCGCTGTCCATCCCAGTGATCTTGTGACTCGGATACCAGACGGCAAACGCTCTGATATTAGCTATACCAATCTCTGATATCTCATGCGTTTCTGTGCCCTTGCGCTTACGTAATCCTGTATAGTCGTAATACTCAAGGTTGCCAGCATAAAGCACCGCTCCCTCTGGTATCTGCGTAGGGTCAACGGCATTGACCATGCCAGAGTTATAGCCACCCAGTCTTATGCGTTTCACGTTATACCACAACCATTAGGGCACCTGACACTTGGTAGAAATCACCCTTGTTAAGACCTGCTGATGATGCTGGCAAAGCAGAGGCATTAAGACCAATGCTTCCAACAACAATACCCTCGCCTTTCAGTGTACCAGTGGCTTCTACAGTGCCACCGGTAATAGTATCGGCTTTGGCATCTATGGCATTTATTTCTTTGTATCTATATGCAGCCGTGCCTATACTCCCCTGATTGTCGGTCCTGGGGGCAAGCGAGACACCTGTGGTATAGACTATCCCCGCCATAGCATCATATTCCATTGTAATGCTCTTGCCAGAGTCAAAGTGTAGCATGGGGGTAATAGCCTCTGTGATTACTCTGACGGTGCAAATCTGAGCAGATACGGCACTCATTCTTGACAGGTTAGACAAGACACCACCGCTTAGAGCATACATCTTATTGGCTGTGGAATTGACGGCAAAGGCATTGACGGTGCGAATCTCGCTAAACCGCCTGCCTGACGATCCCAATACTTTTGCGTTATCTGTAGCGGGATAAATACCGTTGGCATCGTGTACGTAGGTCTTTGTGGCTGCTACATAGGTATTGATGCTTGCACCCTCACCTTTCAAGTAGTTCTCGTTCCCACCAGACTCGTTCAAGACAAGCTTGCCACCGTTTACGTCTGCGGTGGTGAAATCACCATTGCCCTTGACCGTCCCGAAGGATGCGGTTGCACCTTTTGCAAGTGCTGTATCAACCTGACCAAATGAGGCATTTGTACCTACTGCTTTCTTTACAGATAGGTTGGATAACACACCCTTATTGATTACCCCATCTCCAGCCACAAGACTTGCTGTCTCGATCTTGGTTTGGACAGATAAGCCACCATTGACGGCTACTCTTGCCCCTACGATACGGAGCTTATTAGCAGATGGTCTATCGACATAAACAGCACCGTCATTCTGGAAATCAAGACGTTTCCCCTCTGTGATCCGCATACCGCTTGCACCAATCTCTATCCCAGACTCGTTGCCATAACCATCAATTACTTTTTGATAGGTCGATTTGATCCCATCAAAGGATGTGTTTCTCATCTGGAGGACATTCTTGTAAGAGTCCTTCCAAGTTCTATTAGTCAAAGCGTAGCTCATGCTTACCCCCTAAAAGGTATATTCTTTTGCAGGGATATAGGGACTGTCTTCCTGTAGCACCTGCTGGTTAAACATTTCAATAGCCTCGAAGTATGCCTTTCTATGGTTATACATCAAAGCCTCTTTGTAATACTTTGGTCGTGAGTAGAGCATGTAATATATCCCCTGCTCAAGCATCGCCTCGCCATGCAATGGGATACCATCGTATTCCTCTGACTCACCATCGTACTCGTCCCAGTTCTTTTGATACCTGATCTTTATGCTGTAGCTGCTGCTAAAAACATCAAAGGAAAAGTATATGAACCTCCCTACGATGCTATAAAGATACATACTTGATCCAGATGCCTTGACCTCTGGAATGGACACATTGCTCATCCTAACGTCATCAAGAAATAGGTCAAGCACCTTATACACAGACGATGGTAGCTCAAGGGTATATGCCTCGCTGTCCCAGTTTGCGCCTGACACAAAAGCGTCTTGACCAATGATTCGCTCATCATCAGAAATTATCGTCTCATCAGTGGATATAGTCCCTACCTCTTGACCGGTTGTCAATACGGATACGGCGATACTCCTCTCACACTTAGCGATGATGTCTTTAACTACCCTGCGCAAGCATGATGCTATTTCTCGGTATGGTACATCATCGTTTAGCGTTAGCTTAACTGTTTCGTATAGCTCTACAACGTTCATAATGATAGCCCCACTTCCTTGCGCAGCTTATCTACTGCTATGGTTATAGCCCTATAGATCGTGGCATTACTTATCGCTACGTCTGTGCTGTCTGGGCTGTTTACATAACGGTTATTTATGTCTATGAAATACTTTATCTCATAGGCGATACTCATATTAACAAGCCCAGTAATGATCCTAATGCCACCATCCTCTATAACAAATAATGCCTCTTTCCCATAGGGTCTCAGCAATGAGTTTGTTGTTATTTGACGGTATTCTTTAGCATCGATCTCTTTAGCAGGAAAGCCATTTATGCTCACGGATGCAAGCTCCATAAAATCTCTGATATGGGATAGTGTTAGCTTTACATCGCCAATAATGCTTGTGTCAACAATGCCACCATAGCTTGACGAAAAGAACATCGCTTCTGATGGACTCAGCTTATCCTTTGCCTCGTAAATGCTGTCAAGGAAATGATGCCACGCACCGGCGGCATAAACCTCTGCATTGGGATCGCCAAGCTGTGAGGTTATTTTCTTTATGATATCGCCTTTAGTCATATCGCTATGCCCCCAAACTCTTTAGTGCCTCGTCTATAGGCACGGTTTTTACACCAACCTTTACGTATAGGTATGGGTTTCCTTCTACTGCTATAGCATTCAATATCTCTGCCATGCGCATCCGCTGATATTCTCTCCTTGTCTCTGCTGACATTGTGCGGTACCCATCTGGATATGGGGTTGGGAAAAATATCTCAGTGTCGTGGATCGCTCTCGGCTCTGCTTTTACAGCATCATCGTCAAGGGGTCTGATAAACTCAAACCTTTCCATTATCAACTGAGCAAGAGGATCGTCTATGTCTATACATCCACCACTACGTGGGAACAGGACATTGACAACCTTCGGAGGGTTAGTAGGGTATAGCCTTGCGTAATCAGTCCTTGATATATGTACCGTATAAGGCTTTATGCCAGACTTTAGTCTCATTTTACAACCTCCTGATGCTTGATTGCACCTTCGGTATATTTGTTCCCTGAGATATTGCTCTTATGCTGACGATAGAAATACCCAACGATCCAATCAAACTTGATGATAGTATATCTACCATCATTAAGCCCTACCCTTTGGATATATTCAGTGTCAACCTGTCTTACAAGGTCTTCGTTAAATCTGGTATTGCGTACAAAGTCCGCTTTCCATATCCCTGTAGGATGGTTCGTTGTGGGATTTATTGCATCGCCATCGGTTAGGCAAGCTCCAGTCAATAGCCCCACGATATTAGGATGCTGATTGCGTCTCTTGTAATAGGCATCCATCACTTGGTCTATGTAGTCCTCAGCAAGCCAATCATCATCACCAAGATACATGATCCAATCGGTGTCGCAACGGTCTGCAAGGATATTAAATGCCTTTCCTATGCTCATGTCTTTGTCGAAGTTTGTCAATACATCTATCTGTATGCCATGCTTTTGCAGTCTCAAGCTATTCAGTAGCGTAGGCATATATTTCTCTCTGGTTTGTACTATGGCTATAGTAAGCGTTTCTGGTGGCTTATTGGGGCGAGCCGTGTCTGTGGTTAGGATATCGTAGATTATATCCATAGCCCTATCAAGACCAAGACGATCTATGGTATCTGAGCGGTATTGCTCTGCATTGTAGTCATCACTCATCAAAACCGCAAGCTCTTGGATAGACGAGTAAACCCTGTCTGGGTAGAGCATCTCTGATCCCATCCAGTTCCTGACAAGCGGAGCGCACCCACAAAGGACACCCTCTACTGTAGCTACAGAAAAAGACTCTCTTAATGAGGTGTTTAACACAAACGTTTTATCCTCATAGAATGAGGCAATATCATTTGTCCAACTTTGGATGTGCAGGTTCTTTGGTACGCAACACTTTAAGTAGGTTGATATGTCAGGGTCTTGCAAAGTACCAGCTACATAAAACTCATAGTCTGGCATACTCTCTGCAATTAAAACTAATTCACCGATGCCTTTCTTTCTTGTGATATACCCTGCATAAGCTACTTTATTGTTCCGCTCTTTACCGCAAGGTATCCGATATTTAGTTTCGATCTCTGGGAGATAGTTCGATATTACGATAGCATTAGTAATGTTTGCCACTTCCATTGCCTGAGCAAGTATCCCATGAGATACAAAAATAACCGTATCAAACTCCGCAAACATAATGTCTTTGAATAGTGGGGTAAACACCTCGTAGCTGTGTACCCTAAGAATCTTTTTTGCCGTTGTAATGTGTCTCTGTACGTGGATAGCGTTTGCATCAGCCCATTCGCACCATATAACGTCTGCGTCATGTGCGTTGTCTGGGTTGAACTCAGTGTCTATTTTACAATCCTCTCCCGTTGCCATGAGTTCTTTCATGATCGGGAGGACAAAGTGCGGGTTGCTTGCCACAAAGTAAACTTTCATATTCTCCTCTTATTAAGTGGGGGAGGTTTCCCTCCCCCCTTTATTGGTTAGTAAGGCATTGTTTCCAAGATCAGAGTTCCTTCTTGGATGTTTGTTCCAGCAGCCCATGATGCGCCAGAGACAGTGAATACAAGATTTCCACCTTTTTCCACAACTGCATTGGCTGTGAGGAAGCTGACAGGAGCATATTCCACGTTGTCAGCAACTGGGCGATGGGTGGATATTTTTTTTGTAGCAGACGAAGTGCCGTTAAACACATTGATGGCATGGGAAGCTTTACCTTCCTTGCACTGGTAGCGGGCAGAGACGATCCTGATACTGTGGTCAAAGTTCAACAGCTTTTTACCACTGGTCATGCCTTGCAGGGTTACGGCAATAGTGTTCGAGTTCATCTCGATATTCGTTACTTCGGAGGTGTCGGCATAAAGCGCAACATTCGCTCCGCTATTTTTGAAGGCATTATATCCTACTTGCATTTTCCCCTCCCTTAGTCTTCAGTAAAGACGATTGCGGATGATTGGTTGGTTGCCGTGTAGGCGGATGTCAACAAGCCAGAGGTGGCATTGTTGCGTGAGAATACACTGGGCTTGTCGGTTTCAGTAAAGAAATCGGCACGGTTATACCCGTAGATTTGACGAGAGCCAAGCTCTACTACAGCCTCGTGGTCATCAATTTCTTTGGTGAACTTCAATGGCTCGGCAAGACCCTTTGCCATTGCATCACGTCCAAGAACGATACCACCAAACATGTATCCAGTGGTCTGAAGGGCAGGTCTCATCCAACCGTAGCGAAGATCGCCAGCAGCAAGGTCAAGCTCAGGAGTGGTTGAGCCACTGCTGATAGAACGGACTTCAATGTCTGCTTCTACTACGGCTATGCCGTTATAGAAGAAATGGTTGCGTCCTTTGATTACCTCGTGATCCAACTTGGTTGTGCTGAACGCTGAGTTCATTACGGCACGGACTGTGGTGTCCTGACGAAGGGCTTTGAATGTGCGGGGGTGAGCAAGATATACCCAGAAAGGCGCACCATTTACATCCATGATGGGCTCAATGAGCAAGCGGGACTTGCACAATACTCTGAGTTCCTCAAGGAATCCTGCATCGGCTTTGTGTACATTCTGACTGGTGATGCCGGTTGTGATGTCGGTGAGTATCTTGGTCTTGTACTCAGTACCAACGGCAGTAATGACAGAGCTCCCAGCATAATAGTAGGTGTTTGGGTGGAAACGCTTTTTGAGTCCAATCCCCTGATCGTTTGTTCCGGCTGTCAGGTTAGGGCTCGCACCCATATAGAAAGACTCAGCTACGGCTTGGTTCTCTACCTTTGACCACCATGCTACAAGCTCTGGCATTGCTTTTTGGGCAATGTCATAAAGTTTCAATCTTTGGTTGGACATGAAACCTGTCTGCTCAACTACAGCTTTGCGCTGTGCATTGATCATTACTTCCATGTACTTGAGACCAAGCTCCTCGCCAGTACCCTTCAACTGAGCATCGCCATATACGCCAGGCTCTACAAGAGGTCTGAGCATGGGGACGATCATGTTGTCTCTACCTTGGGGGATAAAGTCTCTTACTACTTGAACTACTACATTGGGCGCACCTCTGTAGGCTTCGTTTTTGTTCGTATTGCGGAAATCGCTGAATCCTGCAAGCTTGCTGAAAAAAGTCCCGTACCAAGCCTCTTTTCTCAAAGTCCTGTCAAGGATTGCGATATTTAGCGGATGTGTGCCTTTGGCTTCCATCGTTAATTCCTCTCTTTATTATTTGTGTTGCTTGAGCAATTTCTCTACCTTAGCCACCTGATCATCGGATAGGGTGTCAAGATAATCTGCCACAGTGTCCTCATCCATCATGAGTATTTCACTCAATGGCTTTAGACCTGCGGGGTCTCCCTTGCCAGTACCATTATCAGGCATTCGGGTAGTCATTTTCGCTTGTGCATCCCTCATGCGCTGACGTTCCTTGTCCGCTGTCTCATCGGCAAGTTTCTGCCTGTACTCACGGGGGAACTTACGCAAAGTTGCGGCTTCCATGTCCTCTGCTGTTAATGTACCAGTCCCAGATATTTTCTTGGCAAGACCTACCACTTCGGTCATTTGCTCAGGGGTTAAGGTATCCCATTGCTTTTTGTATTCATCAATCACTATCTGATTCGATGATTCAATAGAAGATTGCTTGCCCTTGTCTGCGATCTCTAAACGTACTTGTTGCGCAAGTAGTTTCTGATACTGCATATTATAGGCAGAGAAATTCTCACTATCGGTTATAGCTATATCCTTTTGGGATAAGTATTTTTCATAAACGGATATCTGCTCATTGACATTATCCAAGTCCGCTGTCTTGATAAACTCTTCAAAGCTGATTTCTTTCGCATCGCTATCTTTGGGGGTTTCACCTTTGCGGAGTTCACCTAACTCGGTAGCTTGCTTTGACTGTAGCTCACGTAGATTCTCGTAGCTTTTCTTTTGATCCTCATACAGTTTCTTGTAATCGATCTCTTCGGACTCAGTTTCCGTTGTCTCGGTCTCTTTCTCTTCGGTCTCAACAGTGGTCTCTCCCACTACCTCACCGTCTTCGTATTCGTCAAATACTCCGTTGAATGGGTCTTTGTCTGACATAAGTTCTCCTTCTATATTTTATTGGTATGTTCATACCAAGTTAGTGCAAGGTTAGTAAGGTTTCCAGCAGTGCCGCTTGTTATCCTTATCAGATACTTAGTGTTCTGTTTCATAAAGCGCATATTGGGTGATAGCTGATACTGACATGTCTTACTCCTTTACTTGTGGATTTGCCAATGCCTGCTCAGCTTGCATCTCTTGTAAGACTGCCGAGTTCTCGGCTAATGCCTGCTGCATGGCTGCTTGTTCTGATTGTACTCCACGTACAGACGCAATGAACTCTATCCACCGCTCTATATCTGGGAGCTCCATATCCTGTAAAATATATTCCCAATACACAAACTCTGGAGGCATCATCTGTGCCAAGACAAGCTTGGTCTGCATATTCTCCTGCAACTGTGTTGGGCTATATTCTGCCTCGTCTAAGATAACTCTACCCTCAAATGACCGGACATCGTTCTTTACCGTTCCGTTCTCACCATGGATATTTATCATCTCGGTACTGATATTTTTCTTGCGATCCATGACCTCTATCTGACGTGCCTCTTGGGAATAAACTATACCCACCGTCTTGAGGAAATACTCTGCTATCATCTTTCTGGTCTTGGATAAGTTCCTGAAATAAGGATTAAGCGTAGCCCCTGCCCGCTCTATCTTCATAGAATGCAGTCTCGCACTCTCATTGGCATACTCTGATTGACCTCGTACAGCCTCAGTTATACCACTGATATCGTTCATCTTAGATACACTGTCAGCTATATCGTTCCAAATGTCCATGCCTATTGTATTGGGGGCAAGTTTCTTCGGAGGAAATTTCATGTTCCGTACTAATATGTTAAGACCTGGGCGATTACCTGCACTGTCCATCGCCTCTTTCGCTTCCTTATCCTCATAGCTCCAAAGGTTCGGGCTATTGATACTGTGGTCTATGTAATTCGTTTTCTGTATCTCTCGCTTATTAAGGTTGCGCTGAGGGTCTATCATGGCATAGACAAGACTGTTGTTTTGGCTCTTTATATTATTGTAGTCAAAGCTAAAATACGGGATAACGTTGTACATGTCGCAGTCCATCTTGTCTATCTCATCTACTACAGTGATATTAAAGTATGGGATTGCGGTAGTTATGCGTATCCTGTCAACCGCACTCTCGCTTACGTAAACGCTCTTGTTCCGGTCAACGTCATCCTTGGCTTTGCTCGGCTCTACAAAATAATACTCCTTCGTCTCAGGGGAAAACATCAAGGCTCGCTTTACTTTCTCTCGCCTCTGTAGCTCTATTACCTTATACATGTCCATGTGCTTGTCATGCCATTTTGACATATCATCACCAGCACCCATAAGGGATTTGAGCCCCGATACAATATCCTGTATCCAACTCTTACTGTTAGCATACTCGGCATAATCGTCCCGCATACCAAAAGCATCAGTTATCTGAGCTATCGTCAGCCACCCCTCCTCTGCCAAATACTTACAGTCCTTCAGATCACTGCGCCGAAACTCTGGGTCAAAATAGTATGCAAACGGATTGCGACATGAAAAATTGTAGTCCATAAAGCCATACTCGTCAACCACTACTCCAACCTTGAATATCCCAGGTATCTTGCATATCAGACCATCTAAAAATGTTTTCTCAAGCTCGAACTCTCCGTATTTCGTTTCCCATATAGACCGCCACAACCCATTTAACACAGATGCCGTTCCCTTATGAGCCTCGCCAGATGGACGTATCTTTGTGCTGCGCCTGCTTAACTGCTCAGTCCCGTACAAGTTATGAAGACGAGGAGTTATCATATTATAGACTAACGGGGCTCGCCCTGTCTTTATTAAATACGCTATCTCCTTATCTGTCCATTGCTTGTTCATACAGAAGTTATAGCATAGCAAACTGTCTGTGCGGGATTCATCCCACCGATCTGCCATGTGAAGATAGGCATCAACAACTTCTTGTACGCTCAAATCAAACTTCATAACGTCTCCTAACTTACTTTATACGCACAGAACATTATCACGTCCCATATCTTGTCAAGTTTTATTTTCAAAAACATAAAAAAAACAGAGCCAGCGAGGTGTCAGCCAGCTCTGTCGGAGTGTTTCATACGGCATCGAGGGATAAAGATCAAAACAATAGCGGGTGGGGAAGTGAGCAAAACCACCCGCTCAGGAGAATCCAATGACATGGCTCGTGTGTGCCAAGTACCAAACTTATTAACAGCCATTTTTCTGTCAAGAACTAAATTACATTTATTAGGGCGGTGTCATATTTAGCCCCGCCATCACTATCCCTCGTTAGATCACGAAACCACTTGGGCTTACTGTCCGGTGGTGGCTCTTTCTTATGAGGGGCTCGCAAATACATCAAAGCATAACGCAACGCATCAGCACAGTGATCCTCACCATCCGTGTTTACATCGTCTGGATTTGAACGGCTCTGAACCAAGGTAGGGATCGTCCTTATACAATTCTTGCATATCGAACTAAACCGCAAATACGGGATGTCCCGCTCCTCAGTTATGTCAGGGACATGCAAATAGTCCTTAAACATTACCCAACCTGGCACTCGGCTATTATCCCCCAAGTATATGCTACGTATCCCGTTCTCAGTATAAATGTCCGCCACACTCCTAAACGTACCACCATACTCAGTATTCTTCTGACGCATCGCAGGATCAAGCACCGTTAAAAATATATCGTTCTCGTCTAAACCCCACTTCTCTGACCGCTCCCTAATTAAATATGCCTGCCTCGATGGAACACAATTACGCTCATATATCTCGTCAAACACCACCACATACCCAAACGGATCAACCGCTATAAACAAACACGCAAACGGATTAGTACTGCCATAGTCTATCGCCCTGTATATCTTCCAATAATCCTTGTCCAAGGTAAAGTCATTAACAACATGGTGCAAGTGATTCCACTCCTCAAAAAATACTCCTCCCATCGCATCCCAATCACCATCTAACCACATCTTCCTACGTACAGGATCAAGACTCTTTAATTTCTTAATGTACCCAGGATCATTCTCCAATAACTTAGGATTATCAAAAACACCGCATGGAATATACCAATAACTCAAGCCACTCTCATCTACATAACGTGAACCAGCCTCCTGAATACGATAACTAACCTCAAACTCAGCATTGTAATGCTCACCCATGATCACCGGAGGACAACGATCTATAAACAACTTCTTCAACCACAAATGACCAGCACCACCAGGATTACTCGTATAACGTACATAAGGACGCAACTCCGGATTTACACTACGCACAGAACCCTTCAATAACTTGATCATCTCCTCATCGCCAAACTGATTCGCCTCCTCTATACCCAAATAATGATAGTTCCCTCCAATATACTTCTCGATCGCATTGTCATTCTCAAAGTGCGCCAAATAGATCGTAGCCCCACTCGGAAATACATACTTCTGGTCATTCGCATACCACCTCGCTCCCATCGCCTTGTATATCTTGTTGCTCTGTGGTAAAAAATTGATCTTCAAATCCGAATAGTTCTTACGCAATATCAACGCCTGATAGTCCACATAATCAACACTTACCTTGTCTATCTCATACTTGCGTATCCCACCCACATCACGCCAATGACCCTTACGCACCTTAGCAGCAGAATCAACTATCAACGTCAACGTCTTACCACCACCCCGCGCTCCACCAAACAAAGCCTCATCATCTACACACGCCAAAAACTGACGCTGCTTGGGATAGGGCTCATAAATTAACTTACCCAAAACTACCGATCCTCTGCATCAGCAGGAATTGCACTTATCAACGTCTGACGATCATCGTCACTGCCCTTATTCGATTCCTCTCGCTTCTGACGATCTAACATCGCCCCAGGTAATTTCACAAACTCCTTATGAGTCCCTAATAACTTTAATATGTCCCTACGCAAACCCAAATCACCAGCATCCTTTGCATCCTGATACAAACTACCCAATTCCAACCAATAATCGCTCTCATCCCAGTCCTGCAAGTTTAACTTTATCTTACCCATGTCAAACTCCTTATTACTTTATGAATACAAACCTATAAACCACCAGCATCCTGTCAAGATTTATCGCAAGAGTGCGTAAAATAGAGGAAAGACCCCGTTGCGTGGAAAGGGGAATGTATATTAAAAGGGGGGCGGGGTGGAAGGGGCATGGGTCTTCTGCTTCGTTTTGCCCCCTGCTTTGGGCGGTTGCCTGTCTTTGAGGTGGGCTATATCATCCCAGAGACAGCTAAAGGGATAAGGATCGGGGGCTATTTTATTGGCTTGTCT